AGATGCTGTTGCAGAGCTTGGCACAAGTGCTGAAGGTATAAAAGCATTAGAGCTTATACAAAGATCTATGCAACAAGCACAGCCAAACAATCAAGCCACTGCACCTGCAAAACAAACTATTGAAGATTTAATGACTAAGATGCGAGATCCTAGATACTATGATCCTGCAAGAAGAGATAGGGCATTTGTTGAAGAAGTCACTAATGGCTTCAAGGCACTTTAATGGTGAGGGTATCTATGATGGATACCCTATAGTTAAATCACATATAAAACATTTAAATTATCTACAAAATAATATGAGAGATGCAGATGTTCGTGAGTGCATGATACATGGTGCTACACCTTTTCGTGCTTTGATGGCAGGTATCCGTGAACCAAATGGAGAATGTTTTACTGTTATGGTTGATGGTCAACCTGCATTTATCTTTGGTTGCAATCCTATTATGGATAATATGATAGGTAAGATATGGGCATTAGGTACATATGACATTCATAAAATACAAAGAAAGTTTCTTAAATGGTGCATACCAGTAGTAGATTACTTTCAAAAACAATATTATCAGCTAGAAAATGTAGTTCCTGCTGACCATAATCATACCTTGCAATGGTTAGATTTTATAGGTTTTGATATAATAGAACAGCCAATAATGGTTAATGGTTTTGCTGTTTTGCGATTTGTACGTTGCAAAGGCGAAAAAATTTTGGTAAATAGAGAATATAGCCCAGTTTGTAGCTGATAGCCCTAACGGATAACTAGATGAAGCTAACAATGGATAACTAGTAAAATGTAACAATAACTTTTTAAGTGGAGAACTGATATGGCTAATACAATAGATCAAGCCTTTATTACCCAGTTCGAGACAGAAGTTCATTTAGCTTATCAAAGAATGGGTAGTAAATTAAGAAATACTGTCCGTACTGTAAGCAATGTGAGTGGAAGCACAGCTAGATTCCAGAAGATTGGTACTGGATCTGCAAGTACAAAGTCTCGAAACGGACAAGTAACACCAATGGAATTAACACATACCACAGTAGACGTTAGTATGTCTGATTTCTATGCGGCTGAGTTTATCGACAAGTTAGACGAATTAAAGACTAACATTGACGAAAGACAAGCTGTTGCGACATCAGCGGCGGCGGCTCTTGGTAGAAAAACTGACGAGTTGCTTTATACTGCAATGGATTCAGGTGCTAATTCAACTCAATTACATGACACAAGTTCTGCTGTTGAAAAGGCAGACATACTTAGTGCATTTGAAACTTTTGCTACAAACAACATACCTGAAGATGGTGGCAGATATATTGCTATGCACCCAAAAGGATATGCTGACTTATTTTTAATTACTGAGTTTGCATCATCTGACTTTGTTGGTGAGCAAAATCTACCATATGCAGGTGGCATGAGCATGAAAGAGTTCTTAGGATTTAAGGTCTTTTCAACCTCTGCTATCACAGCAGGTAAGAATATGGTGTACCACACAAGTGCAGTTGGTTTAGGAATTGGTGCTGATGTTAGCACTGAACTAAACTATGTGCCTGAGAAAGTGTCACATTTAGCAACCTCAATGATGTCTATGGGTGCTGTTGTTATTGATAACAATGGTGTCTATGAACTTCTTGATAATAATTAAGGGAGGTTTGAATGGCTTATAGTGCAAGTGGTTTACACAGAATGGCAGGTGCTAGTGGTGTCCAATTATGGATCTATCAAACAACAGATGCGATTGCCGCAATCAATACATCAGGGTATTTTAATGATGCCGCTAATATGATGAATGTTAGAGATCTAATAATTGTTATGGATACTAATACACCAACAACACATTTCTGTACTGTTCTATCCAATACTGGATCAGTAGTTGACGTTTCAGACGGAACTGCTGTAGCAGAAACAGACTCAGATTAGGAGTAGGGGGAGCAATCCCCCTATTTTCATATGGCAAGTACAGTAGCAAATTCAGCAATAGATATAGCATCAAGAGCCTTAGTTCTGATTGGTGCAGAACCTATTACTTCATTTGACTCCTCAAGTACCGAAGCCTTAGTAGCAACTAATATGTATGAGGATACAGTTAGAGCCATGCTCTCTACAGCAAGATGGCGATTTGCTACAGAACAAGCTGTACTTAATCAATTATCAGATGCACCTACTGGCAGGTTTGATATTGCACATCAATTACCAAGTAACTTACTTGTGTTACATAGTGTTACAATAAATGATAGATTAATAGACTTTACTGTTTATGGTGACAAAGTATTTAGTGACTCAACAAGTAATGATACTTTGATAGCTGACTTTACATTTAGAGCAGACGAAATTGATTTCCCATCATACTTTTCTTTAGCATTGCAATATTCACTAGCATCTATTTTTGCTACATCAATAGCAAGAGATGATAGGCTAATGCAATTAATGGAAACAAAAGCTAATCAGTTGATGGCAAAAGCAAGAAACATTGATGCACAACAACAGACTACAAGAAAACTATCTACATCAAGATTTATAACAACTAGGAGAAGTTAATGCCTAGAGTTAGAGTGCCATTAAATAACTTTCAGTTTGGTGAAGTTAGTCCATCACTTACATCTCGTACAGATACAAAAGTTTATACTAATGCCGCAGAACAAGTAAGAAACTTTTTTATTAGATCTGAAGGTGGTTTGAAAAAAAGAACTGGTACAAAACGTATAGCTAACTTTGGTTCTTCGCCTAGTTATACTGATATAGCTGATCTTAGACAAAGTGTAAGAATTGAACCTTTTATATTTTCAGATGATGAAAAATATATAATAGCATTTAGCAATACACGAATAGAGATATTCCAGATAAGTCCTACTACTGGTGCTGTGTCATCTATTCAGTCACTTACTAGTCAAACATGGTTAGTCAATACAACATCAGCACCATATCTTGAAGAGATTACTTTTGCACAGCAAGGTGATCTTATGTTTATTTGTCACAATACTTTTCCAACTAGAATACTAGAAAGAACTGGTCTTACTACATTTGCTATTTCAACATTTGCTTTTGATGATTCAAGAGATGGTAATAACATATTTCAGCCATATTTTAGTTTTCAAGCACAAGGTGTTACAATAACACCAAGTCATACAAGTGGAAGCTCAAGAACATTTACAACAAGCTCTGCTTATTTTAACACAGATAGTCCATCAAAACATATTGGAACAGATCTTTTAATAGGAGAAACAAGAGTTAGAATTACAGGTGTTACTAACTCAACAACTGCTACTGGAGATATTAAAGGAACTATTAGACAAACTTTACCAGTAGATAGTTTAGAAACTATTGATGGATCGTCTACAGTTATTGTAACACAAGCATTACATGGTTTGGCTACTGGAGCATCTGTTGTTATTGATAGATCAGGTGCGTTAGGTGGCATTAGTGCGGCACAAATAAATGGCACAAGAACAATAACAGTAATTGATGAAAATAAATATGAGTTTACTTCATCACATACAGCAACATCAAGTGCTGTAGGAGGAGGAAGTCCTCGTGTTTCTTCTACAGGTGCAACATCAGAATGGGCAGAGCAAAGTTATTCTGCACTTCGTGGCTATCCTGCCGCAGTTACATTTCATCAAAATAGACTTTGGTTTGGTGGCACATTGGCACAGCCTGATGGTATATGGGGTAGTAAATCAGGCTTATATTTTAATTTCGATACTGGTGATGGTGAAGATAATGATGCTCTTGATCTTACTGCAAACGTAGGTGAGATATTTTCTATAAGACATTTGGTATCTAATAGAGATTTACAAGTATTTACTACTGGTGCTGAGTTATTTGTACAAGCACCAACAGATAAACCAGTTACTCCTGCTAATGCACAAATACGTAGACAAACACCATATGGCAGTAGCTTTGTAAAACCTACAGTATTTGATGGTGCTACTTTGTTTATACAAAAGACTGGCAGTGCATTGAGAGAGTTTTTGTTTACAGATGCAGAAGCGGCATATACTTCTGTAGCTGTATCAGGTCTTGCACCACATCTTATATTAGATCCAGTACAGATGACATCTATTAAAGGTGCTTTAAATAGAAGTGAGTCATATGCTTTTCTTATTAATAATGATGGTACATTAGCTGTATTTTATTCTGTAAGAGGAGATCAAAAAGCAGGGTGGAGTCTTTGGGATACACAAGGATTGTGGCATAGTATCTGTGCAGTACATGAAAGATTATTTGTAGTTTGTGCTAGAGATGATGGTTCGGGTACAACTAAGTTGTTTCTTGAAGAGTTCCAGACAGATATGCCAATGGATTTTTGTGACACATTTAGTGGAAGTGCTAGTGTGTTTGGAAGTTTAACATCACATTTTAGCAATGATGCTGTAGTAAAAGCTACAAATGGAAATGATTTCTTAGGTACATTTACAATAAGTGGTGGTCAGATTGATGCAAGTGCTGTAAAAAGTGGCTTGAGTCAGGCATTTATAGGTTACTCATTTTCTCCAACATTAAAAACCCTGCCTATAGATGCCGCTATTCAAGGTGGTCCTTTAACTGGTGAACCTAGACAAATACCAAAAGTCGTATTAGATTTACATTCAACACTTGCTGTAAGTGTGCAAGGACCAAGCACAACATCAACAAGTAGAGATTTAGTTATTAGGAATACAACTGATACTGTAACTGGTGGCTTTATGGAAAGATCTGCTGTAACTGGCAAAGAAGAATTTAGATTATTAGGATATAGTCGTGATCCTAGAGTGATAGTATCACAGTCTTTTCCTTTAGATTTACAAATAAATGGAATGATAGTAGAGGTAGCATTTTGAGTTTATCATTAGCATTAGCAATAGGTTCAACAGCATTTTCTGTAATGGGTTCTATGAGTGCCGCAAAAGCTGCAAAACGAGAAGCCGCACTAAGGGCAAGACAATTAGAAACTCAAAAGAAACAAGCAAAGTTAAGGGCATTGCAAGAACATAATATTCGTATGAATAATTTAAAAACATTTATTGGAATGAACCAAGCATTAGCAGGAACTATGGGAAGAGATATAGGAAGTGATAGAAGTTTAAAAGCTATAATAGACAGAGCAAGAAAAGAAACTTCTGTTAGTGTTGATAGAGCAAGATTACAACTTGCAGGTGAACAAGCACAAAGATCTTTTGCTCAATCTATGGCAACAATGAAAGGTAATAATTTAGCAAGAGCATATAGGTATCAAGCATTTGGCTCTGTATTAAGAGGAGCATATCAAGCCAACAGAATATCTGAAGGCAAAGAAGTGATGAGTATATAATGGTAGAATTTATTAGAGCAAAACAAGCATCATTTATAAACAAACCAGTAGGTGTAGTATCTGTTGATACTGGTGGAATACAAGCCGCTAAAGCATTAGCTGATACTGGTGAAAGAATTGCTAATATGTATTTTAAAGAAGCAACTGATCTTGAACAAGAAAAAGGTAGAGATTATGTTGCAAGTCTTTCTACAAGAAAGATTGTTAAAGAATATGATATGTTTGATAATGAGATAGGTGAAAAAAGTGTATTAGATTTTCAACCTATTGATACTAATCTTAGTGAGATAGCACAAAGAACTGCAAAACCTTTAATGCAAAAAAAATATGCTTTAGCATTATCTAATGATCTATCAAAAAATATAGAACAAATAAGATTAGACTCTAAATCATCTCAAGACTTTCAAGAAAAAATTAATAACTTTGTTCCATCATATATTGAAGAAATAAACAAATTAGGTGGTGGTGATTTTACATCTGACATACAAGAAGGTGTTGCTAAGTTGTCGACACAACACTTTTTTGATATGGCACTGACTGAAAAAAATGACAATATTAGAAATCAAGCTGATACACAAAGAAGTTTTAGTAATAATGCTTCACAAGAAATTAGTGCTGTAGCATCTAACTACACTAATGAAAGTGATTTTACACAATTTTATTCTGGATTAGTACAACAAAAAAAAGATTTATTAGATGCTTTTAATGATTCGGTAGATGAATATGGAACTATTGGATATACACGAAGTCAAGTAAGTAATACAAGAATAGGTATAGAAACTTCTGTTGCAAGAGGTTTGATGAATGGATTTAGCAAAGGTATGACTGCATATAAAATGGAAAGTGCAGAATTGTATCTTGCAAATGGTACAAAAAAATTAGGCAAAGATGAACTTACAGAAGCTGATTATGAATTTTTAGATACAGTAAAAAAAGAAGCAGGGCAATATCTTAGTGTTATAATATCACAAACAAATAGTTTAGCGGCAAATATTAGAACTCGTGAAAGTGATATTCGCACAAGAAAAAATCAAATAAAGCAAGAATTATCTGATAAAGAAACTGATATAAAAAATAGTAAAGATACTGTTATTGCTAAAAATAGATTTGAAACTTTTATTAGCTATACTAAACCTACAGAATTTGCAAATGATTGGGTAACTAATGGTAGCTTTGATATTAATAAATTTACTGAACTTAATAATCAGATAATTAATTCAATCGGTGTAAAGACTAATGTAAAAGGATTTGGCTTTATAAACAACAGTGATACAGATGCTAGAATATTTCAAAATAGAATTATAGGATATACAGCTACATCTTTATTTAGAAATCCTGAAACAATAACTACTGCTGAAAGTCTTGTTAAAGTTACAGCAAAGTTAGCAAATCCTCAAAAGGATATGAATCTAAATCCTAAAGAAAAAGATTTTTATAATGCTATGACTGAATTATCTAAGTTACATAGAGGTGGTCCTATTGTTGGTAGTGATATTATTATTAAACAACTTAATAGTATTGTAGGAGATTCTACAAAATTAGCAGTATCTAAAAAAAGTCAAATATCAATGAATAATACTCTTAGTAATTTAGAAGCAGGTAAACTTGAAAATAATATTACAGATAGAAAAAATATTGATAGTCATTATAAATTTACAAATACAACATTTCAAGATGGCACATTTGATCCATCTGATAATGGACCTGAAGAACATCAAGAATTTGATAAAGCACTAATGAATAAAGGTGCAGGATCACAATCATTAATTACAACACTTAATGCTTTATCAAAAGGTACTTTGTCAGAGGGTGCGGCATTAAATGCTTTGAATGTATATACACGATATTCTAAAGCAAGAACTGGCTTTACTGCTACACCTAGAAATATGTTAATACCAGCAGGTATTGATGCTAATGTAAATGGCAAACTTGAAATGATTGCAGAACTTTATATGGATTTTAAAGGCAGAACTAACTTTTTTGGAACAAAAGGTGATGGTCCTAACGATCAAATAAAATTAACACAAATAATTGACAAGGTAAATGCAATCAATATTGAAACAGATTATAATAAAATAGATTTATCAAAGTATGGTGACAAAATCAAAAATGAAAAAGATTATTTATATAAGTTAGGTTTTAAATCTACAGAGGTAGCTGATTTAAGTGCCGCCGCAGAAATAGGATTAAAACTTAATATAGACCCTGATACATTAAAAGCAACATTATTAAAAATTAAAGATGGTGTTTATCATGATACAGAAGGATATATTGTAGATCCATTTTATTCATCAATATTAAGTAAATCTAAATTTGCTCTAACAGCAGTAGTTCCTGATAATGAAAAAAGAATAGCAGTAGTTAATTTAATAAATTCAAAACTACCTGCAAATGCAATGTTAAACAACACATCATTTGAAATAACAGACCCTATTTTAGAAGATATAGAACAGTTGTCAGATGAAGCTGCTTTTGAAGGTGATACTTTTGAGGGTAAAGTGACAAGTAGTAAGTTTGTTGTTGGACAAACATCTGCTGATACTGTTATGCAAAAAATGACACTTAGAGATTCGCCAAGTGAAGAAGTTGCTAGAAAAGGATTTAGAACAGCAAAAACACAAGATAGAGTATATTTAGCACCAGTAAAAACATCATTTGCAAGAGGGGATATACAAAATACAAATATGGTATATCAAGCAGTAGAGCTTTCAGATGATGGCACATTCATACCTTATATTCGTAATGATCAATATTTTGTTTTTAATATTGATACATTATTATCAGAGTTACAAACAAATGAACAAAGATTAGAAAGCATTGATGTAATGTCAAAAGAAGAAGCTAGTGGTGCAAAAGCTACAGCAGTTCTTGAAGAGGTCAATGATGGTTGATGCTTTTAGAGGAAGATTTGGACCAGACTTAATACCACAAGATCAAATATTTAGAATACAAACTCGTGGCTCAACACCACAATTTACATTAGATACTGATGATGGTCATTCTATTTATGACACAGCACAAGCACAATTAGGATATTCTTATATGCCTTTAATTGATGCTGTTACTAATGCTGTTAGATTTCGTGATGAAGAAGATCCTGATTATAATCCATTAACAGATATGATGGGTTACGAAGAGTATGCTAAAGAACTTATTGATGCTAAGAATGAAGAGCATATGAGAGAGTTAAAAACTCAGATAGATGAAAATAAAGAAAGACGACAAATACTTGCAGAAAGTAGTATTCCTACACAATTAGTTGCAGGTATATTTGATCCCATAAATTTATTTGCAATACCTTTTGGTGGTTTTACAGTTAATGCCGCAACTGCCGCTTTTCGTACTGGTAGAGGTGTGGCACTATTAACTGGATTGCAAGAAGCAGGTCGTTTGCCTTTTGATCCTTTAGGCACTATTGATGAAGCCGCAGGTAATGTTGCATTTTCTTTTGTAGGTGGTGCATTAATAGGTGGTGCTGTTGGTGCAGTAGTTAGTAGACAAGTTGGTGCAATTAAAAAATTAGAAGAAGATGCACTTGATTTAATAAAACAAGTAGACGAAACACCTGATGCTACTCTTTTACAAAAAGCAAAAGAAAGTAAATCTGACAGACCATTTTCTGTAGAAAAAGAAGTTATTGTAGATAAGGGTGGTAAGTCAACACCAAGATATACTACTGAATATTTACAAGGTTTAAAGAAACAATTACCAAAAGAAAAATTTGGTAACGAAAAAAGATTGGCAGATATGAAACAAAAAGGTCATGATCTTATGGCTGATGATTTGCCACGACTCAAAGAAAATTTAAAAAGTGCAAGAGAAAGATTAGCTAAGACTACAAAAGCACAAGAAAAAACTGTTATTCAAAGTACTGTTAGAGATTTAGAAAAACAAATAGAACTTGGTAATAAATATAACAAAACTGTAGAAGATTTAGAATCTAATCAAAGAATATTATCACAGATTGATGCAGAGCTTTCTTTTAGAAGGGTAGAAGAAGATGCACAACTAAATACAGAATTAGCTGATCCAGTATCATTAGAAAAGAATTGGTTTACTGATAGTTTTTTATACAAAGCAATACCAACACCACTAAAAGTAGTTTTACAAGATAGTAAAATACCAACAATAGTTAAAGAAACATTTGTAGATTTAATTGGTGATAGTGGTATGACACTTGTTAAAAACAAGTTTGGATTAGCTACTAATAACTCTGTATATCAACTTGCTAAAATAAGAGAAGGTGAGTGGGTAGCTACACATGATATATTAAGAACTATCTATAGTGAGCAGTTTGGTAAAAATCTTTATGCAATGGATATTGATTTAGATGATGTAGTATCACGAGTAAGGAAAAGAACTACATATCATAGTTGGTTAGAGTCAACATATACTAAGATATTAAAACAAGAGCCTCTTACAGATATTGAAAAAAGAGTTAAATCTCAAATAGATACATTTTTTCAAAGATGGGAAAAAAGATTAAGAGATGAAGGTATTATTGGTAGCACATCATCTATTGTAAAAGAAATACAAAAAAAACAATTACGAGTTTTTAGAGATGTAAAAGAATTACAAAAGTTAGCTGTATTAGATCAAGAAATGACAGCAAAATATACTGCTATATTAGATGAATTAGATGCACAGTTTGCAGGAAAATCAGATAAAATAGGTCTTACAGAAGATCAGTTTAAGTTTTTAGAAAATTTAAAAATGAAAAAAGCAAAGGGTACATTTTTACCTGACTCTTTGTTGTCTAAGAAAAATACTATAGTAAGCAGACTTAATAAAAATAACTTTGATTTAAAAGATTTAGATATTAATTTAAAAGATGCAAAAAAACGTACAGTATTACCTGCAAATGAAGAGTTCTTTTTTCCTAGATATTGGTCTGTAGAAAAAATTAAAAATAATAGAGAAAGATTTGGTCAAGTTTTAACTGAATGGTTTAGAACAAATCCTACTATTATGGTGACTAAGGCAGATGGCACTAAACTTAGACGACCTGCCGAAACACCTGAAGAAATAAGTAGAGCAACAAGACCTGAAGCTATTAGTAAAAGAGTAGATAGTACAATAAAGGCTATAACTAAAGAAGGTGCTGATCTTACAGATGATTCTTTTGCATTTTATGGTTATGGAAAATCATCACATTTTAGACATAGAGAACTAGATATTCCTAATGCACTAGTTACTGATTTTATAGAAGTAAACCCAGTGCAAGTTATGAGAATATACACTCAAAGAGTAGCACCTAAATATGAATTTAGTAAAAAATATGGTGGCAGAACTATAGATGAAGTGCTTGATGATATAGATGATGATTTATTAAACGCAGGTAGGTCAATGCGTGAAATAAAAAAAAAAAAAAAAAACTTTTTACATTCATATGATCGTGTTGTTGGTAGGGTTTTAACTAATCCTGCAAGATTAGACATGAAGTTTGCTAATGTTTTAAGAGATTTAGCACAGCTAAACTATTTAGGATCAGCAGGTATATCTAGTATTCCAGATGCCGCAAAAGTATTGATGGAGCATGAACTTAAAAATGTATTTAAAGGTTTGTATGGAATATTATCAGACTCAAAAGTAAGAATGACAAGAAAAGAACTTAGAGTTGCGGCTGAAGCATTAGAGATATTACAAGGTGATGCACATATGAAGTTTGTAGAGGACTTAACTAATAATCCTCTTGAAACTGGGTTTAGAACAAAAGCTAGAAGTGCATTTTATATTCTTAATGGTTTAGCACCAATTACTAATGTAATTAAAAAACTAGATGGTATTATCAGACAACATGAACTTATAGAGTTTAGTATCAAAGAACATAATGGTACTGCTACTGCTAAAGACATTGAGTATCTAAGACGTTATGGAATAGATAAAGATACTAGTAGAGAAATAGCAGGTGCAGGTTGGGAAATGTCTGAGGGTGGTATGTATTTAGCAAATACAGACAAATGGACAACTGGCATAGTTTTTCCTGATACAGCGGCTAAGATAGTTTATGGTAATACTGGCAAAACAAGAGATGGCAGATATATTCCTGCATTATTTAGAAAAGAAGAAAATTCTATACTTATTGATAGAGATTATATTAAAGGTGAAATGTTTGAGTCACAAGCATGGACTAATCCTAAGTTAGAAGGTGTTGAACCTTTATCTATAACAGAGTTCAAAGAGCCACAAGATTGGTTAGATTTTGTAATTATGCACGAAATAATGCACACAAATAATTCAGCTAAAAGTCTTGGTATAGATTTAAGAAAAAAGGGTGGTAAAGCTGAGTATGAAAATAAAATAAATCAGTTAGCATTAGAAGAAATAAAAAAACAACGTAAAGTTTCAGAAACTACTGTTGATAAATTTAGAGTAGCTATGAATTCAGGTGTTGCTAATACTGTAGTTATGGGTACACCTGCTGATAAACCAATTATATCTGATGGTGTAGCATATATACCTAAATGGATTGGAGAAAAATTTGGATTGAAAGAAGATGCTAGATTTAGAGGATACACAAGAGTAGAAACTGGTTTAGCGGGATTACCATTCCAGTTTTTTAGTTATAGTTTTGCGGCGGCTAATAAAATTACAGCGGCAATGGCAACTGGACAAGCCAAAAATAGAGCTATTGCTATGATTACTGGCATGGGATTAGCATACATGTCATTGTCTATTAAATATGATTTAGCAGGTACAAGTTATCTTTGGGATAAAATGTCAATAGAAGATAAAATGGCTAGAGCATTTGATGCCTCAGGATTGGCGGCAATATATAGTGATGCTTTTTATACAGCAATGCAAACCTCATTGGCACTAGATGGACCTGATATATCAATGGGTTTATTACAGCCAAAGTTTCCACAAGATCCAAGTTATGTTGATGCTTTTACTGCTATAGGTGGTGCAGGTCCTAGTATTGGATACGATCTTACAGAAGGTGCATATAAATTTGCAGTAGAAGGTGACATGAAAGGTGCATCACAATTTGTTAAAAATTTACCATTTATGAGATTGTGGTTTTTAAGGGATTATGTTAACGAATTTGGAAGAATGTTGCAAGATACAGACGAAAGTGATATAGATAGGTTATTGAGGAATAGATTTTAATGACTATAGCTCTAAGTGCAAATACACCAAGAATTAGTTACACAGTATCTCAAGGTGTGACACAGACATCTTTTGCTGTACCTTTTGTATTCTTTACTAAGTCAACAGATTTAAATGTATTTGTTGATAACACTGAACGTACCTTTGATGCGACTACAAGTAATACAACTTTGTATACTGTCACTGGTGGTGATGGTTCTACTGGAACTGTAACAACTACTGTTACTGGTGCTACTGGTGGTAGCACTGTAGTTATCACAAGGGCAGTACCTTTGTCACGGACAACAGACTTCCCAAGTTCAGGTGCTTTTGAAATATCAAAACTGAACACAGAGTTAGATACTATTGTAACTTTGATTGCTGATGCTGATGATGAAAATTCAAGAGCATTAAGATTGAAAGAGTCAGATGCCGCAGTTGATTTAACTTTGCCTCTAAAGGCAGATAGATTAGGAACTGTGTTAGGATTTCATGCTACTACTGGAGCGGCTGAAGCAGGACCAACAATGGCAAACGTAAATAGCTTATCTGCTATTACTGCAAATATAAATACAGTAGCAGGTATAAGTGCCAATGTTACTACAGTGGCAGGTATCAGTAGCAACGTCACAACAGTAGCAGGAATATCTAGCAATGTTACTACAGTAGCAGGTAAAGCATCTGAGATTACAGCTTTAGCGGCATCAGATGTTATAGCTGATATGGCATTATTAGGTAATGCAGATGTTATAGCTGATATGGCTTTACTTGCAGATAGTGATGTTATTGCTGATATGAATACACTAGCTACAAGTGATATAGTTTCAGACTTAAATACTTTAGCTACTAGCGATATTGTAACTGATCTTAATTTATTGGCTACATCAGATAATGTCACAAATATGGCAACATTGGGTGCTAGTGGTGTAGTAACAAACATAGCAACAGTTGCAGGTGTATCTAGTAATGTTACAACAGTCGCAGGTATTTCGAGTAATGTAACAACAGTTGCAGGTATTAGCAGTAATGTGACTACAGTAGCAGGAGTTGCAAGTAACGTAACTACAGTAGCCAACGATATTGCTAACGTAAATACAGTAGCATCAAATATATCAACGATAGCACAGAAAGCTACATTAGATGATGCAACAGCATTGGCTATCGCATTAGGATAAGGAGTGAATAATGGCAAATACTTTTAAGGTAAAAACAAATGCCGCAATGCCTACAAATGCAGGAACACCACTTACGATCTACACAGTTCCCAGTAGCACGACAAGTGTGGTTCTTGGTTTAGTTCTTTGTAACGTACATACTAGTCAGGTAACAGTAGATGTTCAGTTAGTATCAGATACCAGTGACACGGAAACAAATGAAACAGTGAAGCTACTTGATAATGCACCAATTCCTGCAGGATCA